GTCTGCTGCCATACAAAATGGTTATGATAGTTATAGTACCAGCGTAAACATTATCAAAGCACCCAATGGCAAACTGTATCTTTTGACCGGCATCAGTTATATCCAAGGTGAAGGAGTCACCAGCGATCGTAAAACAGCAGTGTATCTAAGCGAACTGGGGCCGCAGGGTGTTACCAGTGCAACTACTGCCATCGAACTTCTCAAACAAAAATGGCCTTACATGACCGACGTGCAGGCCAACACAGCATTGGCCATGACTGCTGCCACATATCTAAATGGCAAAATTTTGAATCTCGAGGCAGCATTGAATCCTATTGGGGAGTTAAACTTGCCAGCCCTAGGTGGACTGCAACCCATACGCGGATGGATATCTGGAGTGAACTTGGGAGACACTCCAGCAATGGCCATGGATCAATTGGGTCGTGGATACAGCATCAATTTGTCATACATGGCGGCAAACCGTCCCAACGCATTTGGTTACAATACCCAACACAATGATCAACACGAACTGAGCAGCCATGCCGAATACTTGGTCAATGGAAATCTAACAACTGTGAATGGTCTAAGGATAGGTACAGACTTTGCTGGCAAAGACAACAACGTACAGGGACTCAACCGGCCCACACAATACACTGTAGGAGTTCCGGGCTGGTATAGAAAAGGTGCTTTAAGTCTGGGCACACAATACACCTATTTGAATACCAATCCCTGGATAGCATTTGGTGGGGCTTGGGGTGAGATTACCGGTTCGGGCATCATGGACAATGTGGTCACTTATCGCAAACGTGGATTCAGCACACAGGCCAGCCTTATGTATGTGACCACTAACATACAACCAGGTTTGATCACCCGAGTCAATCACATGTGGGGTGCCTGGGCTGAAACCGGTTACAGATTTGGCAATGTAAGACGTGAAGGTGACCTTGGCGTATATGCCGGTATCAAGCCTGTGGTGCTTTCAGGATCGGTCGAAACACGTTTGCCAACTGGTATTGACATGCAGGGAAACATACAGTATACTCAACGAACATTGATTATACAGAATCAAATCACTCCATACATCCGGGCACTTTATACCAACATGCTAGATAAGAATACACAATACCGATTCAGTGCCATGGCCACTGCCAACTCTGGGCCCAATCAGTACAGGGTCATGCACGAACTTAAATACTTTTTCGACTGATATGAAACTCGCCGAAGCTCAAAAACTACGAATAGCACCCTGGGATCAACAGGTCGATGAGAAGACCACGACCATGGTGTATCTTGATCGCTATCCGGTCACACCTGGACACAGATTATATGTGCCCAAAGACGATCATGCCAATCACATAGCCCGGGCCATGGAAGATGCCTTGACCGATGGCTTGCACATGGTTGCATCTGGTGAGTGTGATGCGTTCAACATTGGTTACAACGGCGGGGAGGCTGCGGGACAGACCGTGATGTATCCACACATACATCTTATACCACGCAAGAAGGGCGATGTTGAAGATCCCGTGGGCGGTGTGCGTAATACTATACCGGGCAAAGGCAACTATAGAAAATGGTAAAATATGTGAGCGAATTCGATCAGTGGTTAAAGAAGCACAAACAACAACATCCTGAAACCGAACAACAACAACGTGAAGGTCGTGCCTTGCTGTGGGAAAAGCGATCTGATCAAATCAAAGCAACAGTCACAAACAAACAACAGGGGTATGTTTACTACCCTGTCAACGATTACACAAATAAATAGATTTCCACAGCGGTCTTGGCGTCACTCCCGCTTTACAAACTCTGCCGCCTATGCTATAATCTAACATAGGAGAAGTCACATGGCACGATATCTTTCAACAAAACACTACGGACACAACATTGGATTGAGTGCGGTATTCCGTCAACCCAATGCTGATCACAGTCACTGCCACCTGTTGCACGGCTACAGTCTGGCATTCACATTCACATTTGGTTGTGATCAATTAGACAACAAAAACTGGGCCGTGGACTTTGGCAGTCTTCGAGAGCTCAAGGCCTGGCTGGAAGATCACTTTGATCACAAGCTGGCCCTGGACACACAGGATCCGCACTTGGCCAAGTTTGAAGAACTGCAGGCCCTGGATCTGGTAGAAATCCGAATGTTCGAAGGTGTGGGCGCAGAAAAGTTTGCTGAACACGCATTTCGATTTGCAGACAAACTGATCCGTGCCAAGACCATGGGTCGTTGCTACTGTGTGCGGGTGGAATGTGCTGAACACGGTGCCAACAGCGCCATCTACGAAGGCTAACATTTGCGCCAGCTAAAACGGCGTATATAAATATCTGTATCATGCCCAACGATTACCGTATAGCTGTCTTGTTGCCCACTCGTGGGCGTACCCAGGCTCTGGACCGCAGCCTGCTGGGCCTGTTGTCGCTGGCTCAGGATCGATCTGGCATACAGGTCTTGCTGGGACTAGACACCGACGACACTGTGGGCATTGAACATTTCCAACAACAACTACAACCCAAATTAGATGATCTCGGTGTGGACTACACTGCCATGTCATTTGAGCCCATGGGCTATGGTCGACTGCATGACTATGTGAACACACTTGCCCAGGCCAGTTCCGCAGACTGGATGTTTTTCTGGAACGACGATGCTGTCATGCAGACCCAAGATTGGGATCAGGAAATCATCCGCCACACCGGCCAATTCAAACTGTTGGCGGTGCACACCCATAATGATCATCCCTACAGCATATTCCCCATAGTGCCTCGTGCCTGGCTTGACGTCATCGGACATCTTAGTCTGCACAGCATGAATGATGCCTGGCTCAGCCAAAATGCCTACTGTGTTGACATCTGGCAACGCATCGACGTTCATGTTCTGCATGATCGTGCAGACCTTACCGGCAACAATCTTGACGCTACCTACAAAGAACGCGAACTCTTGGAAGGCAATCCCAGCAATCCCAGAGATTTCCATCATCCTGTGAACACCATGCACCGCATGAAGGAATGTGATCTGCTGAATGAATATTTAGAGAGCATTGGAGTGGACAACAGTTTCTGGCAACGTGTGCGTGACAACACACAGGATGCCTGGCAACACCTGAGAGAAAATGATGTCAACAGTCAGATGAGACAGTTCCAGATAAAGATAAAATGAAAAAAATTGTTTATGTCACTGGTTGCTTGGGATTCATAGGAGTGCATGTCACCCAGCAGTGCCTGGCCCGTGGTTGGTATGTACTTGGTGTAGACAAAGGCACCTATGCCAGCAACTGGAATTTTTTGGAAGAATTCCAAAAACATCCCAATTTTCAGTTCGTCAAATCTGACATCAATGATCTGGACCGCTTGGTTGACTGCGATTATGTGATCAACACCGCGGCCGAAACACACGTGGACAATTCTATACAGAGTTCGGATGTGTTTATCCGCAGCAACATCAATGGTGTGCATCACCTGTTGCAACTGATCCGGCAACAACCTGCTCACAGAGCACCTGTGTTCTTGCATTTCAGCACGGACGAAGTGTATGGTGACATAGAATCAGGCACGCACACAGAAACACATCTGCTCAGACCCAGTAATCCTTATGCAGCCACCAAGGCCGCGGCTGACATGTTGGTACTGGCTTGGGCCAGGACTCATGCCATCAAGTATGTGATAGTCCGACCCACCAACAACTATGGCATTGGGCAATACGTGGAAAAACTCATACCAAAAAGTGTCAAGTACCTGCAACTGGGCAAAAAAATTGATCTACACGACTCAGGCAAACCTGTGCGTACCTGGTTGCATGCCAGCGATACCGCCCAGGCTGTGTTGCACATCATAGACAGTGCTGTGCAGAACTCTATATTTAATATTTCTGGCAACATCGAACTAGCCAACTATCAAGTGATACAAAAAATCCTACTGCTGTGTTTTGGTTGTGACCATGCACATGACTGGCAACAGTTTACACAACCCAGTGCCAGGCAAGGACAAGACGTCAGATATGCCATAGATGACAGCAAATTGAAACAACTGGGCTGGCAACCCAAGGCCGATTTTGACCAAGAACTAGCCAGCGTAGTCGAATACTACAGGAATAATTTTGTATGGTAAAGAACTACTTGGTATGTTCGGTTCGTCCCATATCAGAGAACTGGATGGATCAACCCAGTTCACAATTGCATTTGGACTATCAAGAAATGTATCGGCTAAGATTGGCCAGTTTTAAACACTTTGTGAAAGAAACATTTAAAGAAATATTATGGACTGCCCCGGCCACCAATGGCGACACTTGCGCTTATCAAAATTGGTTGGACATTAAAGAACTGTGGCACAAGGAACCTTGCAACATATTCTGGGCCGGAGCCGACACACTTATGATTCAGCCTACAGAATTATTTTCAGATAAGTTTCCAGAATATCGATTGTTCAATTATACAGATCCAAAAAGCTATGGAGATTTTGCACACCATTTCAACGATGACATACAATATTATCCACATACCATGTCAGACCATGTATGGAAACTTGGAGAAGAGTGGTTGACTCTGAGAGAGACTCATCCAGACCGTAATTGGGGGTTTGATCAGTTGAGACACAATGCCATGTTCTGGAGTCAAGACATTCCAGACACAGACCGTTTGCATCCAGAGATGGCCTATCAAGCATTGAATTTAAGGGCCATGGTACAAAATGCAGTAGATTGGCACAATGAGTGGAACCGTATAGCTATAAATCAAGCACACATATTACATTTTCATGGTAGCCGTGGAAGTCAAGCAGTATTAAACATCATGAAAGAACTTTGTAATCAATTAGGTATTCAAACATGAAACAGATATTACAAGACATTAAAAAATACATCGATGCCAAACATGCAGACAAGACCTGGACTGCCGGCAAGGACTTTGTTAACTATGCAGGTCCACATTTTACGTCTGACGAATATGTGGCGGCTGCAGAAGCACTACTGAACGGCTGGTTAGTCATGGGCAACAAGAGCCTGCGCTTTGAACAAAAGTTCCCCAAGGAATTTGGCAAGACTCGCGGGGTGTTGACCAACTCAGGCAGTAGTGCCAACCTGCTGATGATGGCCGCAATGAAGTCTAAACGTGGCCATAACTTTCCTCAAGGCACCAAAGTATTGATGCCCATTGCCGGCTTTCCAACCACACTTAATCCAACTTTGCAAAATGGATTTACACCAGTGTTCTGCGACATCGAAATTGATACCTTAAACATTGATCTAGATCAAGCCGAACAGATACTTGCTGGTGATCCCGACATCAAAATTATAACCTTTGCACATGTGTTAGGAAACCCACCCAACATGGATCGTGTGATGGAATTGGTCGATAAACACAATCTAATACTATTAGAAGATTGTTGTGATGGACTTGGTACCACCTATGATGGCAAGCCCTTGGGAAGTTTTGGCGAAATGGCCAGTTGCAGTTTTTATCCAGCACATCACATGACCATGGGCGAAGGCGGCTTTGTGGCCATGAATGATCCACAACAAGAAATCATTGTGCGTAGTCTACGTGAATGGGGCCGTGGTTGCTATTGTGTAGGGCCCGAGGCCAACAAGTTAAAATGTGGCACCTGCGGCCGGCGGTTCAATGAGTGGATTCCAGAAATGCCGGATCAGATTTTTGATCACAAGTATGTGTATGATGAAATTGGGTACAACTTAAAACCCATTGAACTACAGGCCGCCATGGGTCTTGAGCAACTTAAAAAATTGCCCAAGATACATGAGTTGCGTCAACGCAACTACAATCTGCTGTTTGACATCTATGAAAAGTATGAACAGTTTTTCCACTTGCCACGTGCTAGAGACAAGGCTGATGTCAGTTGGTTTGCGTTTCCATTGACCATCCGTGCGGATGCTCCATTCTCTCGCATGGATATTGTTGACTATTTAGAAGAAAACTTGATACAGACACGCCCTTACTTTGCTGGTAACATCATGTTGCAACCTGCGTATTCACACTTGATGAATCCTGCAGAGGCACGTGACAACTACCCTGTGGCCACATTTACCATGAAGAACACATTCTTCCATGGATGCAGTCCGGTTATTACTCCAGAGCAGATTGAGTACATTGGGGACAAGGTCAACGGATTTATGAGCTTGTATCTATGAAAAGTTTAAGCCAAGTAACCGCCAAGATTGACGGTCAGCCAATGTTCAAGTATCTGGACATGGCCAAGTCTTTGGAAGCAAAAGGCCAACATCTTATACACATGGAGATAGGTGAGCCAGACTTTGACACACCCAAGAATGTTACCTGGGCGGCGGTTCAATCTTTGTCCAACGGAGAAACACACTACGGTAGTAGTTTTGGTTTAACTGAATTTAGAGAAGCTGTGCAGTTTGCCACAGAACGTAGCAGAGGATTCCGGCCTGATCTGGATCAAGTGTTGATTACTCCGGGTGCCAACATTGCCATCTACTATGCTGTGTTCTGTTTGGTTGATCCTGGCTTTGAAGTTATTGTGCCAGATCCCGGATTCAGTACGTATTACAGCAACATCAAAATGTGTGGCGCTGTGCCTGTGCGTGTGCCACTCAAAGAAGAAAACGAATTCCGCATGAACCCCGACGACATCGAAGCGGCTATTACAGACAAGACACGACTAATTATTATCAACAGTCCGCAAAATCCCACAGGTAGTGTGCTTACCACCGACGAAGTCAAACGCATTTATGAAATTGCCAAGAAGTACGACATATACATTTACAGTGACGAGATTTATGCACGTATGAACTATGAGCCAATTGGCTTTGCAAGTCCCAGCATCTACGATCATTGCAAAGAACATGTTATCCTCAGCAATGGTTTTAGTAAAGCATTTGCCATGACAGGGTGGAGATTGGGCACACTGATTGGACCTGCCAATGTCATCGAACGCATGGCAGCACTCTTACAAACTACGTCAAGTTGTGTGAGTACGTTTGTGCAACGTGCCGGCATTGAAGCCATTCGCGGCAGTCAAGAAACAGTCACAAACATGATGGCTGAATATCAGGCACGTAGAGACCTGCTGGTCGACGGACTCAATCGTGTCAAGGGCATTCGCTGTCTCCGGCCTGGCGGCGCATTTTATGTGTTTCCCAATATCACAGGCACAGGATTATCAAGTGACCAAGTTGTTGAAAAGTTAATGGATGCCGGAGTAGTGACCTTGCCCGGGCATTGCTTCGGAGGACACGGAGAAGGCTATATTAGATTGTGTTATGCAACCAGTCGTAAAAACATTCAAGAAGGCCTGAATAGAATTTACAAAGCGTTGGGGACAAAATGAGAGTATGTGATTGGATCGCTGATTACTTAAAATCAATCGGTGTTGAACGTGTACACGGCCTAATGGGTGGTGGTGCCAGCGGACTCAACGACGGATTCATCAAACAGGGCATGCCCTACATCTGCTATCATCACGAGCAAGGCGCAGGACATTCTGCCATCGGTGAAAGCAAGTTCTCTGGCAAACTTGCTGTGGTCAATCCCACAACAGGCTGTGCAGGTACCAACTGTGCAACATCGGTTTTAAATGCATGGCAAGACAGTGTACCTGTTTTGTTCTTGTCAGGCAATGTTAGATTGGCAACCTGTAGCGGACACATCAACAAAAAAAACAACATCAACGTTCGTAAGTATGGCATTCAAGAACACCATGTTGTTGACACCTACAAGACCATGACCAAACTAAGTTGCTTTGTCGACCATGTACAAGACGTAGCCTACACAATGCAATATGCAGTATACTTGGCGACCGCCGGTCGTCCTGGACCTGTATGGATTGATATTCCCGGAGACATTCAAACAGCACAGATGCCCGAGAAATATAGAGAGTATGTGGCTACTGCCTTGGTCGACACACTGTCAGACTATGCTCGTGTAAAACAAGCCATTGCCCGAGCTGAACGCCCTGTTGTGTTGGCCGGCTACGGCATTCGTCAAAGCAATACTGTTGACGACTTTGTGAAGTTTATTGAACACTATGAGATTCCGTATGTTAGCACCTACGGAGCAAGAGATTACACAGCCGACGATCATAGATTAAGTATTGGTGCTGTTGGTATCAAAGGTAGTCGTGCAGGTAATTTTGCCATGCAAAACGCAGACCTGTTGCTTGTGTTGGGTAGCAGTCTTGGTTCAAGTGTGATTGGATACGATCCTGCACAGTTTAGTCCAGGCAGTTATAAAATTATTGTAGACTTAGACATTAACGAACTAAAAAAAGATATCGTCAACATTGATGAAAAATACAATGTCAACTTGGAACAATTCTTCAGGAGCATGCTATGAACAGACAAGCCTGGATAGACAAATGCAATCACTGGAAAGATATCTGGCCTGTGATGCAGGACCAGTACCAGGCCAACAACAACGACTACTCATTGAATATCTATGCTGTGTTGGATGCTATCAACAAATACAGTCGTCCAGAAGACATCCTAATGGGCGACGCTGGTAGTATCAGCTACGCAGGACCTGTCGCGCTTCACGCCAAACCGGGTCAACGCTTTATTTTTAGTCCAGCACAAGCAGACATGGGCTGGGCACTACCTGCGGCCATTGGAGCCAGCATGGCCAGTAATCAGCCCATCATCAGCATCATAGGTGATGGTAGTTTTATGAGCAATATTCAAGAACTTGCCACAGTCAAGCAACATGAACTCAATATCAAATTTGTTATACTCAACAATTCTGGTTATTTGAGTATCAAAAATACACAAACAAAATATTTCAATGGTCGTGTACATGGCACCAGTTCAGAAACTGGTCTGTGGTTTCCCAACTTTATGAACATTGCTTCTGCATTTGGCATGAGCTATGTCGATATGCGACTGGCATCTGATCTGGACCGGTTTCCAGAAATTCTTGCCAAGGCAGGGCCTTGCATTGTTGATTGCCGTTGCCACACTGATCAAGAAATCCTTCCAGCACAGGCATTAAAGGATGGCCAGCAAGCAGGACTACACGACATGACACCGTTCCTAAGTGACGACGAACTGGCTTGTGAAATGATTGTTAAAATTTAAGGCTTCATGACAAATTCCTCATACCAAAAGATTCCAGGGCTAGAAAACCTAATTGAACTAAGAGACAATTCACCGTACCCAGAATTAAAAAATCTGTGGTGGCCTCAATATGATTGGGACATGTGGAATTACATGCACAAGCATCGCCTAACGCCAGAATTTTTTGATGAATTATTGCCACATGTTAATTCTTTAGGTGTTGCAATACAGGCTGGTGGGAATTGTGGACAGTATGTACGACAGTTTAGTCAACGTTTTGAAACAGTGTACACATTTGAACCAGATCCAATAAATTTTTTATGTTTGACTTTGAACTGCGGTGACAATGTGATAAAAACACAGGCCTGCGTGGGCAATGAAAGAAAATTTGTAAACATAAGCAAAGGTAATGATTCAGGAGCCATTCACGTCAGCGGACAAGGCAACATACACACAGTGATTATTGATGACATGGATCTGCCGGCCTGCGATCTTATACAGTTAGACATCGAAGGTTACGAATATTTTGCCTTGTTGGGGGCTCAACGTACCATTGAAAAATATCATCCTTTGCTCATGTTAGAATGGTATGGGCCCTGGGCCAAAAGATATGGCGTGAGTTTTGAACAATTTGAGAAATTGTTGGGTGATCTTGGCTACTGTCAAATTATGACCAACATGACTGATTGCATTTACAAATACCAACCATGAAAACAGCATTGATTACCGGAGCCAATGGGTTCATTGGCCACTACCTAGTAGAAGAATTTGTTAAAGACCATAGTGTGATCTGCGTGGTAAGACCAGGTTCCATCAATATGGAACGGATCAATCACATGCTTGATCGTGTTACTGTAATTGAACATGACATTAAAAATTCTTGCAGACACTTGCCGCCAGCAGATATTATATTACATGCTGGTGCCAATCCAAGTTCGGCCGACAGCTTGAGTGATCCCACAGCATCCATCATGGACAATGTGCTGGGCACATTGAACTTGTTGGAACACGCCCGGCACACTGGAGTTGAAAGATTTGTGTATTATAGCAGTGCCGAAGTGTTTGGCCCTATAGCTATCGGACAGGACAGTCAAGCAACTGATGCCTACAACAGCAACAGTCCTTATGCAGCCGGCAAAGCTGCCGGTGAAGAATTGTGCCTGGCCTATGCCAACTCGTTCAATGTTGCCACAAGCATCATACACATCAACAACACCTTTGGACCACGTTGCCAAAGCAATCGGTTGCCTGTGATCATCATACGCAAATTACTCAACAATGAAACCTTGGACATACATGTAGGGCCTAGTGATCGGATCGGCGGACGCCGTTGGTTCTATGCCGGAGATGTGGCCAGTCATACCCGATTTATACTGGAAACACAACGGACCCGTTGTGAAAAATGGAACAGTGCCGGCAACAAGTTTATCAACAATCTTGAGTTTGCCCAACACATTGCCCAGATAATGGGCCGTGAATTAAGATATCGTTTGGTTCCAGTTGATCGCCCCGGGCACGATTTATGTTTTAGTGTTGATCCTGGAAAATTATATGCACTAGGATGGCAAGCACCCAGATCATTTGAACAACGGTTGACCGAAACAGTCAAATGGTATCAAGATAATCCCAAATGGCTCACTCGATAATTGACAATCAAGGTCAAATTGCTGTATAATAACACATGAAGAAAATCTATTATACCTGGCAGGATGTTGAACATCAAACCCAGGAAATACTACGGCAAATCCAAGCAAGTGATTGGCGTCCTGACTACGTGGTAGGACTCACACGTGGTGGCTTGGTGCCAGCCAACCTGATCAGCCAGTATCTAGGCTGCAGGATGGAAACACTCAAGGTCAGCTTGCGAGATGACACAGAATGTGAAAGCAATCTGTGGATGGCCGAAGATGCCTTTGGACACGAAATGGAACAGCCTAAAAATATCTTGATTGTAGATGACATCAACGACACCGGTGCCACACTGAACTACATTCGTGAGGATTGGTCCAGTGGCTGTTTTCCAGACAATCCACGTTGGACAGAGGTTTGGGGATCGAATGTGCGTGTGGCTGTGCTGGTCGACAACGAATCAAGCAAGTCGGAAATTCCTGTTAGTTACAGTGCAGTTGATCTAAATAAAGCTGAACAAGATTCGTGGATTGTGTTTCCTTGGGAGTCATGGTGGCAAAGATAAAAGTTTCGGAAGTATTTTACAGCCTGCAAGGCGAAGGTCGCTTTGTGGGTGTTCCCAGTGTGTTCTTGAGAACCTACGGTTGTAACTTTACCTGTGCGGGATTTGGTTGCAAGACAGGAGAAAAATCAACAGGTGCGGACGATGTGGCCGAGGTAGTACACCTATACAACAAGTTTGAAGAACTGCCCTTGGTGGAAACCGGCTGTGATTCGTATGCAAGTTGGCATCCAGCATTCAAGCATTTGAGTCCTAATCAAACCACAGAAGAACTGGTAGAACGCATGTTGGCACTCACGCCCAACAACATGTGGCAACAGAACAATGGCAACGATGTCCATCTTGTGATCACCGGTGGTGAACCATTGTTGGGCTGGCAACGTTCCTACAGCGAGTTATTGAGCCACCCCCGCATGGCCGATCTAAAGAACATCACATTCGAGACCAATGGCACCCAAGAACTACATGCGGATTTCCGGCATTTCCTGCTGGACTGGACATTGAATCCACGCTTGGGCAAGAAAGGTCCTGGAGCATTGACATTCAGTGTCAGTGCCAAGCTCAGTGCCAGTGGCGAATCCTGGGAAGATGCTATCTGTCCGGACATTGTGATGAGCTATGCTGACATTGGGCACACCTATTTGAAGTTTGTGGTTGAGACCGATGATCACATCGACGAAGCCATACGTGCCACAGATGCGTACCGCCGTGCAGGATTTACGGGTCCAGTGTACTTGATGCCACAGGGAGGTGTAGTCGACCCCTATGACAAAAATAAAAAACGCATAGCAGACATCTGCTGTGCGCAGGGCTGGAACTACAGTCCTAGATTGCATGTAGACTTATGGGGCAACGGATGGGGCAAATGACAGAAACCAAAAAAAGAACTCTGGCCAGAATGATCAGTTACAGGATAACTGCTTGGTTATTCACGATTTTTTATACCTGGTTGTTCACTGGCAACATCGGTGCGGCCACAGGATTTGCCACAGTGTTACATATCTTGCTCAGTGTTGATTATTACATACACGAACGTGTTTGGCTCAAGATCAAATGGGGATTCAGATGAACATTGGTTTTATTGGTCTAGGAAAACTAGGTATGGATGCCGCAGAAGTGTTTGCTGAACACTACACTGTGCGTGGCTATGATATTGCCCCTAGAAGCAGTGACACAGTTGAAATCTGTGACATACAACAAGTTGTGCAGGCCAGTGACTGGATATTTGTTGCAGTACCCACACCACACCTGCAAGGCTACGATGGTAGTGTGCCCAGCAGCCACATGCCTCCTAGAGATTTCATACATGAAGCTGTGCAGGACAGCCTGATCAAGATCAATCATTACGCTACCACTGCCAAAAAAGTTGTGTTGATCAGCACAGTGCTGCCTGGCACTACCAGACGCAGTTTTGCTGGATTGTTAAACAAACAACACCAGTTCTTGTATAATCCATATCTCATAGCCATGGGCAGTGTAAAATGGGACATGGTAAATCCCGAAATGATCATGATTGGCACAGAACATGGTGATCACACTGACCTAGCTCAAGAGTTGGTTGAACTGTATGTACCCATGGTCCATAACAATCCCAGATACGAGATAGGAACCTGGGAAGAGTGCGAAGCAATTAAAATATTTTACAACACATTTATCTCAGCCAAGGTTGGCTTGGCCAACATGATACAGGACTTTGCCCAGCGCATAGGCAACATCAATGTAGACGTGGTTACCAACGCTCTGGCACAGAGCACTCAACGCATCATGGGACCCAAATACATGACCGCGGGCATGGGCGATGCCGGAGCTTGTCATCCCAGAGACAACATCGCCTTGCGTTGGTTGGCCGAAGAGTATGACATTGGCTATGACATGTTTGACACCATCATGCAGGCCAGAGAAATGCAGGCTCGTAACCTAGCTGATTTCCTGGTGGCACAGGCTGTCAAGCACAATCTGCCCATTGTCATACACGGCAAGGCCTACAAGCCCGACGTGCCTTACTGTATTGGAAGTTATAGCACATTGATTGGGCACTACATCACGCAAGCAGGTCATCAGGTGCTATATGTGGATCCCATGGCCGACGACACTGCGGATGTGGTCATTGACTTTGATAAACCTGCTGTGGTATTGATGGCACACAATCGTTCGGTGACCTATGACTATGTTGCCGGAGATCATGCCGACCGTTTTTATTACAAGATCAAACCTGGCAGTGTCATAGTCGATCCCTGGCGCAGATTGCCGTTCGACATGCCGGGCATGGCTGTACTACACTATGGAAACACCAGAAGATCATGAGTCCCATACCCGGCATGGATGATGGCAGTTTTTACATACGAGCTGAATGGAAATTGTGCAGAGTCTTATGGCCCCAACGTTGTGCTATCACTGGCCGACGTCTATGGCCAGGCACCCAAGCGTATCGTGGGATCGCTACCTGGACCGGTCCAGGAACACCTGTGATTGAATATCGTTGGCATGCTCGCCAGGAACATTTAATGTGGCAACTAAAGGAGTAACCATGAAATTTTTTGACCAAATAAAGAAACGTTTTGCAAAGAAGAAAACCAAAGAGGCCGCAACGCCTCGTGCGCCCAAGATAGAGAAATCTGCCAAGGACCTGGCCACTGAACGTGGCGAACCTTATGTGGCCATGCTCAGCATGGAAGTGGATCCAGAAAATCTGCACCAAGGCAGTTTTGAACTGGACTGGAATGAAAAATTTGTGGCCAACCTGGTGCGTGCCGGATATCAAATGCGACCCGATGACACTGACAACGACATCGTGGATCGCTGGTTCCAGGCCGTGTGTCGTAACGTTGTGCTAGAAACCTGGGAACAGGAGCAGGCCATGAATCCCAATCGTGTGGTCAAGACCCGTGACATCGGAGATGGTCGTAGCGAAGTGTCATGATCTTGTACGTAAACGGTGATAGCCACGCCGCGGCTGCAGAAGCAGTGAATCCGCATGCCTTTGCTGAAGACGATGTAGACTTGGCTTATCTGGGCAGGACGCCACATCCGGCCAACTTGGCTGTCAGCTGGGGACGCAGACTCAGTGAAACACTCAAGGCCGGATTCCATTGTGCGGCCGAAAGTGCCAGCTCCAATGCACGCATATTACGTACCACACGTGACTGGTTACGTCAACAAGTGTCCTACAACGACATGCTTGTGATCATACAATGGAGCACCTGGGAGCGTGAGGAGTGGTTGCATGAAGGAGTTTATTATCAGGTAGGTGCCAGTGGTATCGACCATGTTCCGCAACCACTACAAGAAAAATATCGCAACTTTGTGACAGGTACAGACTGGAAACTCAAAACCCACCAAGCACACAAAGAGATTTGGGCCTTCCACCAAGAACTAGCAGATCAAGGTATCAAGCATATTTTCTTCAATGGCAACAATGATTTTTCACAAATAACTGATCAACACGATTGGAGCACCAGTTACATTGGACCCTATGATCCCGAATCAACCTATGATGCCATAATACGTGCTCGGGGTATCGACACAGTTGCACCCAATAGTTGGCATTTTGGACCCGATGGGCACGCGGTTTTTCATAGATTTTTATTGAATCATATC